TAGCTAAAGTATCACCGACAACTCCAGTTACACTAAAAGTAGTTGGGCTAATCAAATAAGGTTTCTTTAGAAAATCTAATACACTCTCTAACTTAACTGTATTACTATGAGGCAACTGAGCAGTTATATAGTTAGCGGACGTAGAATCTCCATCATCTAAAAAACAAGTCGTAGATGTTGTTAAACACGTATCTGATTCGGTGGTTGGGTTGCCTTGTAAAAGGCTGTTGTTGTTGTTGTTGTTTGAGGTAGAATTTGACATAAGATTTGCGGTATTATTCTCAAGACATTCATTTATCAAGAGTCGGCATTCGCCATTTTCACTTATATTAATTATAGCTAAGAAAGTCAAAGCACATTTATCTACAATAATTACTAGCACACCGTAAGCTACTTGTAAACGGCCACCAAATTGTGTTTTCACACATATGAATAGTGCTATATAAGGGATATATTTACGTCCTTCCCTAGGACAAACTCTTCCATTTTTGGAAGTTAGAGGTGGGGACTCAAATCCCCCACCCCTTCAGATATGCTGTAGATCTTGAGACAAACACTTATCGTAACTATATTTCCATGTGATATTAATCGGCAAGGGAATATGATTGTCTTGACAAGCTTTCTCAAGTCTCCAGATTACGGAGTCAAATTTTTCTCGTCCATGTTGAGACATTTCTAAAATACAGAAATTAACTGTATCTCTTAATTTGTCACTTTGGCCTTTCTTTTGCCAACCAACCATTTCGAGAATAACATCCCATTCAAGAGGCGCTATAATTCGACCAAATTTCAACTCAAATTTTCGTTTCAGAAAAGTAACTTCTTGCAAAGTTCTTATCTCTTTAGTAATCGCTTCTTTATTTTCAGGAGTATAAGTTAATCCAATTTTAGCCAGGGAAACACCCATACTAGTTTGGTTCACTCCATCTTTAACTAAGTTGTCAGAGATATTGATAATATTGTCATCGCCGAAATTAACAATTCTAAATTGATCTTCAAATAATTGAGATCCTGCTAAATATTTTCCATTAGTAATATCGTTAATAGCATACCTTTCTGCGGCTGCACCGCTTAAAGTTCCCACCACACTAGTTAAAGCGTGGCCAGAAACAATAATGTTGCTAACAACAACTACTACAAATTCGC